GACCACGAGGATAAGTCAAGTCTTTACCAGATTCCTTATAAGAATATGGTAAAGTATATGTTTGAAATGCCAGATGACTCTGCATTTGAAATGCTTTATGGAAATCTTAAGACTCAGGGTACAATTAGTTTTTGGAGTACTTCTTTTATCCGTGGAACTACTCTGGATAATGCAATCATTATCGTTGATGAATTTCAAAACTTAAACTTCCACGAACTTGATAGTATCATTACTCGTGTTGGTGAGAACTCAAAGATTATGTTCTGCGGTGATGCTACTCAGTCAGACCTCGTGAAGACAAATGAGAAAAATGGCATTGTAGATTTTATGAGAATTTTGCGAGTCATGCCTTCAATGTCAATGATTGAATTTGGAGTTGAAGATATTGTTCGTTCGGGTCTCTGTAAAGAATATCTTATTGCTAAAATGGAATTGAATCTCTGATGTTTAATCATGTTGAATTAAATCTTCCTTCTCTTGAGAGGGAACTGATTGATGGAGTTCGTTATTATAAGGTTCCAAATAATGATGAACTTCAAAAGTTTGTATCTATCACATCAGTTATTAGCCACTTCAGTAAAGAAAAGTTTGCTAAGTGGCGTGAAAAAGTTGGTGAGGATGAAGCAAACAGAATTACTAAAAGGGCAACTAGTCGTGGAACTGATGCTCATACTTTAATTGAACATCACTTATTGAATCAAGAACTACCGACAGTTCAACCAATTTCCGAACATCTTTTTAAGATTGCTAAACCAGCTTTAAGTCGCATAAATAATATTCATGCTCTTGAAGGTTCTCTTTATAGCCAATACTTAGGTGTTGCTGGGACAGTCGATTGTATTGCAGAATTCGACGGAGAACTTTCAATCATTGATTTTAAAACTTCCAAACAACCAAAACCACGAGAGTGGATTGATGGATATTTTGTTCAGTGTTGTGCCTATGCATGTATGCTTCATGAACTCACTGGACTAACGGTTAAAAAGTTCGTGATTATTATGACATGCGAAAATGGGGAAGTAGAAGTATATGAAGAAAGAGATAAAGCAAAATACATCAGAATGTTGACGCAATATATTAAGAAGTTTGTTACTGATAAGACTTCTTGACTATAGTTCAATTTTGTTTTAGAATGGATGCAGTTGAGGAAAAAGATTGTACATTACAGTGTTAGGTCAAATGGAGAATGAATTAGAAAAAGCACTAGAAAATAAGTTTTTCTGTCCTTCTCGGTTTGCTCAAGAGATTGAGAATCTTGTTCAACATAATGAAGACATGAATTATATTGATGCCATCATTCACTTCTGTGAAAAAAATAGTATTGATGTTGAATCTGTTCCGAAACTTATTTCTAAACCACTCAAAGAAAAGATTAAGTACGAAGCTATGGAGTTGAACTTCCTTAAGAAGACTTCCCGAGCAAGATTGGTCTTTTAATTCCATTTTTCGGGGAAAAAATTTCCCGGTAAAAATCCCTATATTACTTTTTTGAATGGTGCCTTTTGATACTTATAAGACCTACCTTGCCCTGAAGAATCACTTTACGAAAGATTCTTATGATTATCACAAGTATCAAGGTAAGAGTCGTGCATCTCTACAATCCTTTTATAAAAGGAAGGATAGATATTGGTTTGAAAAACTATCAAGACAAAAAGAAGATAAAGAAGTAATAGATTTTTTTGTTGCCAACTTTACATCATGTTCAGACCCACAAACATTGTGGATTGGTGAAATGATTAAAGAAGGTGAAACGAGATATAAGTCTTGGCAAAAAAGAATACAATCACTTTCCTATTTGTTCAGGGAAGAATCTCAACAATTATTTGAAAACAAATTTGAGGAAGTATTTGATTGCTCTAAGGGTCATCCAATACTTCTTAAAAGTTTCCTGATCGGTAATATTAGCCTAGAAACCCTAGTAATATACGATAAGATATTCCTGTTCGGGAACAACTTTGATAAGAAACTAAAAGATCCTGTGTGGGAAACCGTCAGTTTAAAAATGAAAAAATATTCTCCGTTCCTACATATAGATGTATTCCATTATAAAAAGATACTCAAGCAAGTTGTTGGAGGAACATGAGTTTTTTTGATTCCGAAGTCGTCCGTGCAGAGATGGCTGAGATATCTGATCTTCAAGAAGATATCTATAAGAATGTGTTTGAATTTCCTCGTATGAGTAAGGAGGAAAAATTGTTTCATGTTGCTCTTCTTGAAAAACTGTTGAACAAACAGCAAATTTTATACACTCGTTTAAAACTTTCCGATGATCCTGAAGCAATTCGGATGAAGGAAAAAATCCAAGAATCTGCTAGAGTAATGGGACTTCCTCCTCATGTTGATATGAATGTAATATTCAACAACATGACTCAATTACTTGAGACCATGAAGGAACGCATTGACAATACGGGTTCCGACCTGTAGACTGATGGGGTACACAAAGGCCAAATCCAAACAATCCGAGGTATACAAATGTCTTTTGAAAATCTGAAAAAGCAATCCAAACTTGGTTCTCTCACCGAGAAACTGGTGAAAGAAGTTGAAAAAATGAGCAGCAGTGGTGGTGGTCCAGATGAACGTTTCTGGAAACCTGAAATGGACAAGACTGGTGTTGGTTCTGCCGTCATTCGTTTCCTTCCAGCACCTGAAGGTGAAGAACTTCCCTGGGTTAAGATATATGCACATGCCTTCCAAGGTCCTGGTGGTTGGTACATTGAAAACTCACTGACTACTATTGGTCAAAAGGACCCTGTTTCTGAGCACAATCGTGAACTCTGGAACAGTGGTAGTGAGAAAGATAAAGAAACTGTGCGTAAGCAGAAGCGTAAACTGTCTTACTACAGCAACATCTATGTGGTGAAAGACCCCGCAAATCCTCAGAACGAGGGTAAAGTCTTTCTGTTCAAGTTCGGTAAGAAAATCTTTGACAAGATTCTCAATGCTATGCAACCTGAATTTGAAGATGAAGAACCCATCAATCCTTTTGATTTCTGGGGTGGTGCAAACTTCCGTCTGAAGATTCGTAAGGTTGAAGGTTACTGGAACTATGACAAGTCTGAGTTTGATAGTTCTGGTCCTCTCCTGGAAGATGATGATGCTCTGGAAGCAATTTGGAAGAAAGAGTATTCTCTCTCCGCAATTGTTGCTCCTGACCAGTTCAAGTCTTATGAAGACCTTGAAAAGCGTCTGAAGTATGTTCTGGGTCAGAAGTCTGCTCGTGCAGCAGTTCAGGAGCAAGAAGATGATTATGAGTCCTACACTCAAACTCCTTCTAAGGAAGAGAGTGTAATTGCAGAACTGGAACAATCCTTTGCTCGCAGTAAGTCCCCTTCACTTCCTAAGATTGAAACATCCGATGAAGATGAAGATGATGCTCTGAGTTATTTCCAGCGTCTTGCTGAAGACTGATTATTCAAACAGTCTAATATTATCTCCCCTCTTCAGGGTAGCATTCACATACTGGGTGCTACCCTTTTTATATGGCATAATATCATCAAGATCATTAAAGACTACATTGAGGTATTGTGGTTTAAGAGTAAAAATATTTCTTTTTTCATCTTCTAGTCTTGATTCATATTCATAGTTAGTGATTGGAATAAGAATTGTTGATGATGGAATAGTTACATAATATCCCAATCTATCATCAAAGTATTCATAGTAATAAGAGTTTCCTCCAGTTCCAACTCTAAACAGAACTTCTTCCCTCTGACTTGTACTTAATACTGGTATTGCAATTGATGGAACCGAAGATAATTCATATGTGAAAGAAACTGCAATATCATCTGTGGGGATATATGCAGAAGTAACTCTGAATCTTCCGTTATAGATGTTCTCCGATACATTGTTTATTACAACTTCCGAACCAATCGTCAATCCTTTGATTCCGTTATTCATTGTAACGGTTACTGTTGTAGATGGAGTAACTCCATTTCCAGAAAATATTTGTGATATTTTTGAGTTGTTTATTTCAATAAAGTTTCCATTTGTTTTCCAAGTATTTGGCATTCTAGTTCCAGCAGGAATTAATGTTGCTCCTGCAGAATTTTTAATTTCTATGGTTTCGTAGTGATGGATACCAGAATAAAGAGTTTCATAAGAACCATACTTTTCAAGCATCACTTTATCAAATACTGACTGCGCCATAGGCCATTCAGTTTGAATATTAAGAATATTATTTGAAAGTAGGATTATCCAATCAAGAGTTTCGTCATTATATAATTTGTATGCAACATTGTCTGGTCTTTCGTCTCCAATAATCTTATACTTGGTAAAGAAGTTTAAATTGCCAAAAATATCCTCACGAAGTTTTCCTTTCTTAAAAAGATTTTTTACTGGAATATAATCAGAGATTGCTTTATTATCAGCAGTTCTACTGACATATTCGAAGTTTGGAACTTGTCTAAAGTATGATGCCATTTTAGTAACCTATCGATTCTTTACCCAACTTGGGGTCGTTATAATCATCATTATAGATTGGGTCAAGTTCTTGGAATTGCATTGATAGTGCATATAAAGTCATTGCACCATCATCATAAGTTGAATAATTACCTGCT